ATACAGCTGCTTGGCCTTATTGTATAGAATGTAAACATTATGCAGAAGTAAACTGGAATGGACTTTTAACCGCTACATCTTCTGATTTATTAAACTTTTGGAGACAGGCTGTTAGAGAAGCAGAAGTTATGAAAAAGAAACCCCTTGTTATTTATAGGTGGAATCGTTCTAAAGATTACATATGCTGGAACGATGAAATAGATTTAGAAAACCAAATTCACTGTCAAGTCTTTGACTGTAACTTTAAAATGGGATTACTCCAAGACTGGTTAAAAGTTTACAAAAAGATTGCCAAATGACTGATTTTATTATATAATAAAATATAACTTAAACAGAAAGATTACAAAAATGAATACAAAATCATGGAATGATTTAGCAGAAGTAGAAACTATTAAGTCACAACCTAAATCACTCCTATTAGTTGATGGTAATAACCTTGCGTATAGGTGGTTACACAGAAAGAATTATAATTCTTTCCAAGAAGACTATTTACGTACTGTAGATAGCCTAGCAAATAGTTATAATGCTGAAAAAACTATAGTATGTTTTGACTTTGGAAAGAGCTATTATAGAATGGAGCTTCTAGATTCTTATAAAGGCAATAGAACAAAACCACAAGAAGAAGAAGAACAAAAGCATTATGAAGAATTCTTCGCTTGCTTAAACGATATTCCCCAAATGCTGCCCCATCAAACTCTTAAATTTAGAGGACTTGAGGCAGACGATATTATAGCATATTTAGTACTAAATCTATCAAGTAAGTATGAACATACCTGGATCGTAACTAGCGATAGAGATATGTATCAACTTATAGATGATAATGTTAGTATTTTTAATATCTTCTCAAGAAAAGAAATTGATATTGCTTCTTTCTATGAAACTTATGATTTAACCCCTGATGAGTACTTATTCTCTAGAATGCTAGAGGGTGATAAGAGTGATAATATTATTGGGGTAGAAGGAATTGGTCCTAAGAGAGCACAGCAACTTGCTAAAGAATTTAAAACATTAGAAAATCTAATGAGCAGTTTACCTTTGAAGGGTAAATCAAAATATATTCAAAATTTGAATATAAGTAAAGAAACTCTACTAAAAAATGAAAAACTTATCTCTCTAAAAAAATATAATAATCAAGTTATTTTAGCAGCAAAAGACGGTACAGAAGTATGGGAGGTTTTATGCGAGACGATAGTAAAGAGTTACTAGTTTCTTATGAAATATCTTCTTTAGCACAAAAGCTTGAAAAAGAATTAAATATTAAATGGGGGTTTAATGCTTTAACCCCTTTTGATAACTTGTATAAATTAAGAGCTTGTACAGAAAGTACTATAAGTATTTTACCTAATACAAGTGTTATTATACCTACAGGAATATATTTATTTTTATCTAGTCCTAGATTTAACACAGTAATTCAACCATACACAGACTTGTTTTTTAATAAAAAACTTTTTACATTAACTTCTATATTTGATTATAACTATAGAAATGAATTAATGGTTTTTATGTGTTCATATAACAACGAAGAGCAGTTAATAAATCCTGGAGATGCAATTGCTAATATTCAATTTACAGGATCTATAAATATAGAATTTAATAAAGTAACCCAGATTCCTCCTAATGAAGGAGATATTAAAACAAAAGATAGTCAATGGGTACAAGAGGAAAAAAGAATTAAGAATATTGAACAATCATCTAATATTACTCATACAAGCTATCCTCAAACTCCAAAATATAGTAAAAATAGTATTCAAAAAATTATTGAAGATAGATTAAAATGAGAAAAGTACTTACTTATTTATTTCTAATTCTTATACTCTTTTTATTAGTAGCAATATTTATAGCAGATTACTGGTATTTTAAAAATTTTTATCATAGTTTAATTATTACTGCTATATTGATTACAAATTATAATATCTTTATCCAAGGTAAAAGTAATAAAACTTTAATTAACATATTAAGAAAGTGGTTACAACTATGAAAGTAAAATTAATATCTCACTCTATTAGTGATATGGAAGAGCTAGTAGATTGTCAAGATTTAGTAGCCTATTGTGCAAGGGTTAGTAATCCTGCAAATCAAATGAACTCTGAAACATCAGAAAAACTTATTAGATATTTAATTAAACATGGGCACTGGTCGCCCCTTGAGATGGTTAGTGCTTGTTTAGAAATTGAAACTACAAGAGATATTGCTAGACAGATTCTACGACATCGTAGTTTTAGTTTTCAAGAATTTTCTCAAAGATATGCCGATCCTTCTGCTATGGGAGACATGTTTGTTGATAGAGAGGCTCGACTTCAAGATGAGAAAAATAGACAAAATTCTGTAGAGCTAGATAAAAACAGTGACATTCATCATGAATGGGCGATTCAACAAATAGCGATAATGAGAGCAGCAGAAGACGCCTATAAATGGGCTATTAATAATGGTATTGCCAAAGAACAAGCTAGAGCAGTTTTACCAGAGGGGCTAACTGTATCTAAATTATATATGAATGGTACTCTTCGTTCTTGGGTTCACTATATTGAACTCCGTAGTGGGCACGGAACTCAAAAAGAGCATATGGAAATAGCGCGTGCTTGTGCTGATGCTATAGAGCCTATTTTTCCTATGATTAAAGAATTTGTTCACGAATGATAGCTTTTCTAACTCAATATTATAGAGGGTTAGGACATGCAATGAGGGTAAAATATATATCTGACTGTTTACCTAAGAACTCATTTGTGATGATAAATCAATTATATAATCCTCCTATAAAATATAATACTGAGTATTCATATTATTTGGAAGAAATACCTCCAAAAAATATAGATAATTATAAATATTTATTACATACAGACACTATTAGAAAAAGAGCAGTAAAAGCTGTAAAAATATTAGACAATCATCCAGAAATAAAAACTCTATTATGTGAAGGGTTTCCTTTCTGTAGGCAACAATTTTCTTATGAATATTTTTATCTTTTAGAAGAATGTAGAAAAAGAAATATTAAAATAATAGTTAGTATTAGAGATTATCCCTGGGATGAGCCACACTATCAATCATTACAGGATTGGGTAGCTAAAAGCATAAATTATATTATAGAAAAATTTGACTGTGATATATTAATTCATGGAGATGAAAAAGTATTACCTTTAATGTCTGATATAACTAATGCATATTATTGGTCTGACTTATTAGAAGATATAAAAAGTAGAATTTACTATACAGGATATGTATGCAATCCAGAAGTTAAAAGACACTCTAGAAAAAATAATGAAGTATATATTAGTTGTGGATTAAATAAAGAAGAAAGTTTTTATATTTATAACAAAATATTAAGGTCTTTAGTCCCAAGATTCCCAGATTTATCTTTTATAATTACACTAGGAAATGAAAATTTATTTTCTAAAATAGGTAATAGAGAATCTTCTCAGGTTAAAATAGTAAATTATATTCCAAATTTATCTAAAAAACTAGAAGAATGTACTGCCTATATTACTTACGGAGGATATAATAGTACAACTGATATATTTAAATCAAAAATACCTGCTATTATAATACCTAGACAAGACGGTAATAAGTTAGAACAGTTAATTAGATGCTATAAATTAGAACCTTATAATTTATTTAAAGTATGTTCCTACTATAATTTAAATAATATTCATCTATATTTATCGGATATATTAAATAACTATAATAGTTTTCCTGAGAGTATAGAAATAGACTTAGAAGGAGCAAATAATAGTGCCAGATTCCTCGAAAACATTTAAAAAATTAGAAAATAATTGGAAAAAAGGGTTAAAAGAAACAGAGTTTAAATTTGTAGAGTGGATTATTAAGAATGAAAAATATGAATTATTTTTATCCAAACAACCTAGAAAAAATTGGATAAGAGAAACTTTATTAGAAAAGAAATGCGCTTCTAAGTTTAAAAGCTGTAAAAATCTAATCATGGTAGGGTCAGGTATGTATCCTTATAGTATGATAGATTTACATAAAGAACATCCTAGTATAAAAATGATAGGACTAGACTATGATGAGAAATGTGTTAAGCTGAGTAAGTTTTTAATAAATAAGTGTTCTATAAAAAATATAGAAATAATTCAAATAGATGGCGCAGAATTTGATTACTCAACTTTAGATCATGAAGATTTAGTATTTTTTAGTATTGACGTTGAAGGTATTGATGAAATTTTCAATAAGGTAATAGAAACAAGTAAGGCGCAGCCTTATATCTGCGCCCCAGGTAAACATGCTTGGTTTAAGAATACTTTTGGTGAATATCTAAAAAGTTAGTTTTTTAGGTTTTTTATTTGTCGAAATACCTTTTCCAGAAATTAAGCGTATAGCAATAGAATCTTTTTTCTTATTGCTATACGCTTTTTTCTTTATTTTAGGCATTGAACGCTGTAAAAAAGATGGAAGCTCCATTAGACTTCTTTTTTCTCTTTTACAACTTTTTTGCCATAATTTAGTTGTCTTTGAGGGTATGTACCTAGATCTAAACCAGTGCCATTAAATACCGCTTTGGCTTCTTTTGTAGAAGTGTCGCCTTCTCGGTAATACATAACAGTCTTTTGCTTACGAACAGGATCATACTCTTCAGGCATACCATAACGGTTATCACCAATCATAATAACCCTACGTTCTCCTTTTCCTGCTGCTCCTGCCATTATTCTTTTCTCCTATTAGTTTTGATCGGGAATTACTTTGCCGCCAAAACGGCCCTTTCCGTTACCACTCATTGAAGTGCCAGTAGCACCGAGAGATGTACGTTGTGGTCCTTTTGTAAGACCGTAGTCCTTTGTATCGGCTACTGCATTATTATCGATAAGACCTGGTGCGTCTTCTAAATACTTCTTACCGGTTGCATCGCCAGAAGCACCTGGACCCATATCTGTTCCTCCCTGGGGATTCATCTCATATGAGTTTGCTAGAGCTGCTGCAACGCCAGTAACTTCTTTTCTTACTGATGCCATTATAGTTTCTCCTTTAAAATAAAATTAGGATTTTCCTAATTTTCCTTTTATTTTTATTTTTTTGCCTGATTTTCTCTTAATCAAACCACGAGCCTTAAGTCTAGCTTCTGCAGTTGCTCCGATAGACTCTCCTCGACGATATTTAGCAAGCATCTTATCAAGATGAGATTTCATTTTCTTGCCTTTATATCTTAAATCAGCCATAATAAATTATATCTTGCTAATGTATTTTTAGCAATAGTTATTTTCTAAATTATTTTATTTCCAGTTGAACTATCTTATCTCTTTTTTCTTCAAACGATAAGACTCGTTCATTTTCTATCATATCAATGATAATGCTAGTAACATTAATTTCTTTTTGTAAGCCTTGTACTCTTAGTTGAAGTCTTTGTAAAACTTCTATATAATAATCTAACTCTTGTTGTTTTTTAAGTCTTGACTCTACTAACTCTACTAAAGAAATTACTTCTGCCATATTATTCCGATTTCCAAACAGTCCACGCACCATAGGCAATGGCGGCCCAACAAATGAGGTTCATTGGAATGATTGCTGAGAAGAAGAGCCCAATAACTCCTACAGCGATAAGAGCACCGCCGTCCCAAGATGTACGTTCTTTAATTCTATTTTTAATCCATTCAATCATTTCTTTTTTCCTCCTTTTGGCTTTTTATAACCAGAAGCATAAGCTGCAGCCGCTTGTTTAGCAGCTTTGCCTTTTGTGGGGTAAACTTTTCCAGAACTACCCCAACGGTATCCGCCTTTTACTTTTCTAATAGGCATAAAATATCTCCTTAATCATGTATATGAGATTTAGACTCAAGAATCTTTAAGTCTTTAGCAGGAACATTTTTAGCGATTCCATTAGAAAATACTACATCATAGAACTCAACTGTTCCATCCTTTTCTAATGAATGAGTTGTTGGGATACACATCCCAAACCCCATCTTTTCGTGCTGAACAGAAAGAGCGCATACATGCTCAATACCTTGTGCAGTTGGGGGCAGAGGCATATCTTCTTCAGCGTGAACTGCTTGAGGCTTTGGTTCATAACGCTCACCGAATTTATAATAGGTATAAACTGCCTCAATCATATGATCCATTTCTGCCATTTTAGCTTGTACCCAAGACTCCATTTCATCATCAGGTTCAATCATACTAAGCATTTCACCAGCATACATAATTAATTTTCTAAGAGAAGCACGAGCCATTCTACCTTCTCCATATTCTTTTTGAACTTCTTCACTCATAGTTTTTTCCTCTTCTACAGCTTTATCAGGTAAAGCAGGATTAATTTTTTTATAAGGATGTCTAATCTGTTCAATGTGCATTGGAAGGTAATCAAACATATCAACAATTTCCATGTCAAGTTCTGCAGAAACCATACCAATGGCATAGGTTGTCATATGAGATAGCATTACAGCCTCTTCAACTTGCTCCATATCTACTTCGGTACTACCAATTTCATAAAGAGCTTTTTCAATACCAAACATAGCATCTTGATATTTCATCGCTGAAAGCACATCTTCTCTAGACTGCTTACTCATATCGGGAATCATTGCTTTTAGTTTTGTAAAAGCTTGAACAGCTCCCATACAAATATCAAAGTTTTTAGTGGTGTATCCCATAAGTTCTACTTGATTTTCCATTTATATTCTCCTAAGTTTTCCTTTATTATAACTTTAATTTATTTATAATTCCAGTTAAAATTTTTTAAATTAAGTGCCAAGCCCTGCTGAAAATACTGTTCTTTCACCCGTACTAAGATTTTCTTCTATTTTTTCTCTACTAGAGATTATTTTACCACATTGTTGACGACAAATAGGAAAACTACGATCATACCCTTTTAAATAAGTCCTTAACTTATCCCAGTATTGATAAGAAATTATTTTTTCTAAAGAAACTTTTGTAGCATCAAATAGTTCTTCAAAAGTGTCAAGATAAAAAAATCTATCTTGCTCTTTGTCAAAATAATGAGCGCCTGTCCAACAACATCTAAAAACTAATCCATTAGGGGCTATATACCATTTACCCCAGGAATCCCAAGAACAATTAATTTCTTTTGGTAGTTTTGATAAATCACTTTTCTTTTTTAGATGTACATAATCTCCAGATTTTGGTGCTGCAAAATCACGACCAGTTTTAACAGTAGAAAAAGAATGAAAACCCTCTGAGATAGCTAGTTCTTTAGCCTTTTCTACTTGATGCTTATTATGTTCAAAAACTATATATTTCCAGTGTACTTGTGGTCTATTAGTTGCTATAACAGAACGAGCATTGTTAAATACATTTTCAAACTTTGTATTAATTCTATAAATAGAGTGTGTATCTTCTAGTCCGTCTAAATCAAAATTTATAATATCTTCTGTGGTTAAAATATTTCCTACGTCAGTCCAATAGTCTGACCCATGTATACCACCGTTAGTATGAATATTTAAACGTGTTCCATATTTCTTAACATATGTAATAATTTCACGAAACTCTTTGTTCATTATAGAGTCTCCGAAATTACCATTTAAAACAATCCAGTCAAGTTGTTCTAAAAACTCTGGATAAAAGACTTGCTTAAATCTATCTAACGTATAGGTATACTGCTCATCGTTTAAGTCTATTCTTAGAGGTTTTAAACGATGACATGCAGGACACTTTGCATTACATCTAAAAGTTAGTTCAGTAGTTATTTGTTTATATTTTCGCATATATCCCTCATTATGGTGTATCCCATGCGGAAATAACAGAAACTAAGCCAGAGGGAAGGCTCGCTACAGTATATTGAATTGAGTTATTTCCTGTATTAAATATCCAATCAGCGGTTGGTGCTTGTACGACACCATTCAAAGCAACGCTAATTGTATCAATACTAGTAGGAGAGTTAGTTAAGGCAATCACGTTTGAAGTACCTGTAGAAGTATTAGTTACATAAGTAGGAACAATTGAAGAGCCAAGAAGACCTAGAGCATATGCACGAGTCGCTGCATCTTGAGCATTTATAGGATCAGACAAATTAGTAATATAGTTAGACCCCATATTAAGGTCGCCGCTCATAGTATCACCAGCTTTATCTACTTTTCCGTCTGCATTTGAAGATACAGCGTTAAGGTTTGCATTGATTCTAGTATAGGTAATATAGTCGTTTGCATGGAATGCAGTAGTGACAGCTACGTTACTTAATCCTACATTAGACGTAACACTAAGAGCATATGTATTAGCACCCTCTAACCCGTTGACAAGATTAAGAATGTCTGTATCGTTAGAAGAGATATTAGTGTTAGCGCCTTCTAATCCAGTTACAAGATTTGTAATAGTAGTATTAGCTCCTGATAACCCTCCTAAAGCCATAAGGTATGTAGCATAGTCATTTGCACGAAGTTCTACGCCATTAGAAAATACAGCATCAGAAATTGTAGCATTACCTACGACTATATCTGTTGTAACATTAGAATTTACTGAGTTTAGTCGTCCTTTAGAGTATAAGTCTCCCGTGACCGCCCTAACACTAACAACAGCAGAATCAACTACCGCAGCTGCTGGATCATCTATATCGTTAAATATACCAAAGAAGTCGGTAGTCCCATTATTATTGTGATCTAATAAAACTGCAAAATTATTAAAAGACCTAGCTATTATACCATTATTAAAACTAGGATCATGTAAAGAAAGACTGTTATGAACAGAGCCTCCAGGTGCCTGAATATATCCGCTTGTTAAAGCCAAATTACCACTAGAAGTAATATTAGCCCGCATAATGCCACCAGTAACAAAAGAAATAGTGTCTTCTGCAGGGAAATGAATACCCGTGTTTTGATCATCGTATTTATTATATGCGGGCTGGACTACAGAGCTACTTTCCGCATGGAAAGAGTTAGCGTGTAAATCTACATGTCCAAGTTCATTTATAGTTGTTGCGTCTTCACCAGAATCTGTATAAACAAAATGAATATGATTATCTGTACCCTCAAAACCAATAAATACGTTATCTTGATTTCCTCTATTAACAAGGATACCAGAGTCCACAGGAGGAGAAGTAGATTGATCTAAGTTTGCACTTAAAGTTAAAATAGCATCATATATAGATGTAGAACCAACACCAACAAGAACCTGAGCACCAAGAACAGTTAGATTACCTTGAATAGTTAAGCTCTGCTGCATAGTAACATCATCTGTAAATGGTGTGGTGCCATCAATAATATTAGCGATATTATTTTGATGATCTAAAACTGCAGATTGTAATGTGCCTACGTTAGCTCTTTCAGAAGATATAGAGGTATTTGACCCAGTTAATCCTGTCACAAGATTAGTAATATCAGTATTAGCACCTGTTAAACCAGTTTGTAGATTAGTTATAGCAGTATTAGCTCCTGATAGTCCTCCAAGGGCAACAAGATAGGTAGCATAGTCATTTGCACGAAGCTCGACTCCCGCAGAAGATACTGATGTGGAAGTAAGAGTCCCAGTATTAGCAGTTCCGCGCACATCTAGTCGGTAAGAAGTAGCATTAGCTCCTCCAGCTCCTATTAGTAGGTTACCGCCTGCAATACCCCAGTCTATAACTATATTTGAAGGGGTACCAAAAAGCATAACTGAAGTACCTTGTGGATTAGTGTTAGCTATACCTATTGAGGATATGTTCTTATCAATAAAGAAAGTACCATCATCAATATTTAAGTCTGTAGTATTATCAGTTATAGCAGCGACATTTGATTGAACTAAATTTATATTGGCATTAGCTCTGGCAGCATATGCTTGTAAATTAGATAGAATAGAGCCGGCGTTAGAAGATACTGTATTAACATTAGTTTGAGTAGATACAACGTTTGATTGAACTAAGTCTATATTAGCGTTAAGAGCAGTGGCTATAGGACTAGCGGTAGCTGTATTAGCTGCTAGCTTATCTGCTGTAATAGAGCTAGTGCTATAGTGCCTGGTTTCCAAAGCACTATTAGCAACTAACGTCGCTGTAACAACATTTGAAGATATTACTTGAGAAGTAATTTGGGTGATAGCCATTATCTCTTAACGCTTCCTAAAATTATTCTGTTTTATTAACATCTAACTCATTAAAGAATTCTGTTAAAAAGTCTTTTTGTGTAGCAGGTTCATCTTCCTCATCAAAAAACTCTTTTATGAAAGAGTCAATCTGATCATCAATAGAAGGCGGAATTAATAAATGATCAAATTCTAAATCTACACAGGCTTTTTTTACGAGATAATTTATATAAGTTATTTCTTCTTCTGTAAGGGGTTCCTGAGTCCCATCTAGATTCTTTTTTTCTGTATAATCATCTTGTAAATATATAGAATAAATATCACCTTCTAGCATAGTAGCTAAAGTAGGTTCTAATTCTATAAACCTATCGTAGGGAAAAGTTCTTTCAATAGGTGAAGCTTTTTTATCTACTTCAATATCTCTAAAATAACAATATACTATTTTTCCTTCAATGTCAAGGGCATTAAATTTAATTGTAAACATTTTGTCTCCTTAAGTCTTTATTATATACATCATCGAAATACCTGGATGTGTAATTGTATGAGTGTGGGCAGAGTGGTCTGCTACGGCAGTAACTGCGTTAATAGTGGCAGTTACGTCTTTGTCTGTTGTAGAGTTAGTTGATGCTGTTGTTAAACTATGTGCTGAAAGAGACTCTGAACTAGACGTATTAGTAAAACTACTTCCTATAGCAGTAGAAGTTGCGGCTCTTGTAACAGATGCTGAAGTTCCATATATAGCTCTTCCTCTAATATCTGGTAAATTAAATGTAGTAGATCCGTTTCCTGATCCAAAAGCAGTGCCACAGACAGCATAGAGCGCTGCATATGCTGTTCTACTTATTGCACTACCTGCACACTCTAACCAACCACTAGGAGCTGTGCTACCAGACCAAGCTACTACCACACCAGCAGGAATAAGTGGCGCAGCAGTCTCTGAGGTACTCCCCGTGATAGTAGATTGTACAATTAGGTTAGCTCTGATAGGAGCAAGAGCTGCAGCAGTAGTATAAATTCCAACTCCTCTATCTGTATCTCCAGTATTTCCTGGAATCATCTTTATTGCAGCATTTTTTGTTCCATTATTGAACCCCAAAGCTACATCGTTAGTTACAGTAGCAGTTTTTAATTCAATAGCAGCACTAGTAGCTATAGTTTGGTTATTCGCAAAACTAGAAACTACTATTCTTGGAGTAATTGTAACTGCAGAAGTATGTTCCATCGTAGTTGTAGGAATTGCCCTCATAGTAGCATTTAATTTTGGACCAGTTACAGATTGAGCAGTTAACATAGCGGCGGTAATAGTGTCGCTTTGAGGTGTTCTAAGGTTAATAAAATCTGAATTAAAAGTACCAGTTGTTCCTACTCGTAACCATACAGAGTTATTTGCTGACCCGGAGGTGTCTTTAACTATAGCAAAAGCGTCTCCTATGTCAAAAGATGAGATATTAGAGGCTGCGGCAACCAAAGAACCTTGTTGTCTCCAAGCTATACCATACCGAGTAAAATTACCTCCAACAGGGTTGTTAGTTCTACCTTGTGCAGGAGTTACGCTTGAATCTGATATATAGAGTACTCCCGTAGTAGAGTTTCTATAAAACATACCATCATATTCAGAAGCAGTAAGAGCAGCAGTCTCGGCTTGTAGATTTTCAGTATCAGGAGTAGAAGAACTATAAAAATTTTGTAATATAGACCGCAAACTAGAGTTAAATTGCGACCTTGAGATAGAGATAGATACTCCTTGTGAAGGGAGTACAAAAGTATTTGATCCTGATAATGCCATAGTTTAAACTCCTGTAACCGCAAAGTCTACTTCTGTGTAGATACTGCTAGGTCCTATTATGTCGTGCGATGATACGCCGTTTGAAAAATACACTGAAATATTAGCGCCTTCTAATCCTCTATCTAATACAATGCACTGAGGCTGAGCTAACTGATTAGAGCTAGCACTTATTGTAGTTGCTGTAACTCTAGGAATCTGTACATATCCCATTTGTGCGTAATCTATAAAAGTTACTGCAGTGGTTATAGTCACTGTTTGAGTAAAAAGTCTTTCATCGAGAGCAATTCGATACCTAAATTTATCTAAAATAAGCTCTGCTTGTTGAGGATTACTATTATTTACTTTATACCTAAATTGAAAATATCTAAAGGTTCTAGCGCCGGTAACAAAGTTTACATACCCATCACTATTTGCTACAGCAGTAAAAGCACTAACATTTACGTTGCCATTGGCATAGTATGGGTTTGAAGAAGCTACTCTAAATTCAGTATTTGTAGTTACTATACCAGAAGTGCCATAAAAAGTAGCTTCTGGTGACAAATCTAACCATTGAGTTAAGTTTACCAGTTTATAGGAGGTTCCTGCAACTGTTAAATTTGAAAATCCATTACTTCCTGTAGATCGACCGTTAGCATACCAGGAGTCTCCTAATACTATAGCACTACCATTAGATACTCCAGATATAAGAGACAATACGTTAGCATTTGCGGTATCTCCATCATAATTTCCAGTAGTTATAATACCATAAACATTAGCATAATAACTACCAGATGTACCACTAACTAGAGTTTTATTTTTGCTGTCATAGCTTACAGTAGCGGCAGAAGCGTTAGAGTATCCTAAGATATTACCTATTCCAAGTGCTCCAGAAAAATCAATGTCTCGTAAAGATCCAGCAGGGGCAGACTCTGTAACAGCGTCTTCTCCTACCTGTTCAGAATAGTCTAGCCAAGTAGATTTTAATGCTTGCTCTCCTATTAGTTCTAGCTGTATAGAAGCAGTTAAAGTACTTCCTAAATCTCTTATTTGTGTCTGGTATACCGCAGTAGATAAAGCTCGTAAATCAGAAGGAGATCCTCCAATTACGCTCCACCCAGAGGATGCTCCGTTAGCATTATCAACAGAACTAGAATCAAAAAGACTATCTGCTTTAGAGTAAGATAGACCTCCTGTGTTTGATTCATAGTAAGAAGCATAGGCAGTTTCACCATAGTTAGTATTAGTAAAGCCTGGTACGTAAGCTCCTGATGGATCATCTTCTGAATATGCAGCAAATACTTTATTATAAGTTGTTGATATTGATGTGTAGTTAGAAGTGACTACATCTTCACTTAAATTACCACTAGTGTCTCTAGTTCTAACTAGATAAGTATAAGGACCATATTGATCAATATCAATTACAACGCGGTTAGTACGAGCGTCTACTTTTGCTAAGTCATTTGCACTTGCCCATGCATCCAATAGAGCTGCTTGAGAGGATTCTGTTGTAGAGGCTATTCTTTTTATTTGTACTTCCAAAAGATCTAGGTCATAGTTATCGCCTGTAGTGATGTCCTGTACATACTGCCAAATAAATACTAAAGATTCTCCTGATTGTCCTACTGCAAAATTAATAACATTTAAAGGTTTAGCAGCCTTACCAACAATAGACTGTTCTTTTACAATAGTAGAGCCTCTAAGATTTTTATTTAGAGGAGTTACTCTAACTACTACGGAATTTGGGTTTCCTGATAACCCTCTTTCAATATTATCTATTTTAAATCTTATTTTACCATCGGTATCTGTACCAATAGCAGGAACTTTAATAGTGTTGAAAGAGGTTAGGTCACCGCCATCAGAATTAATTTTATAAGATATTTCATAGTCTGTAACTTCTTGACCTGTGATACTATCAAAAGATATAAGTACTCTAGTAGCTACACCTAACGTAGAGTCTTTGTATAAACTCTCAGATATCTCAAGATTTGATACCGCCTTAATTGGTAAAGGTCTGACCACTACTTGTTTAGTTACAAATGGACTTCTTCTACCAAATTTATTTATGTTTCTAGCTTTAACTGCATGAACCCCTGTTTCTACACGTTTTATAATTCTACTATTTGTACTCTCGTCTATAGATATGGGAATAAAATTATCAAGAGGAACGTTAACTGTATACACTGAATTATTAGCCAAATTAAGCATTCCTGGAAAAACGGTAGAATTGTAATCAAAAGTAAATGTTTTAGCTGCTACATTTAAGTTGCCTACTGTTCCAATAGGATCAGGAGTTACATTTATTGCATAAGCCTGTGCTACGTTAGATTTTATATTATCACTTAAAATAACTCTGTAAATACCATTAGCTGTTAATGCTGCATCATACGAAGGAGCAGTAGTATCATAAGTAGAGTCTGAAATACCGTATACGTTACCCGCATTCCAAGCTATATTATCTCCTAATTCAATTAAAGGAACAGTGTATACATTAGAAACAACTCTTACATCTAAATTAGCTTCAGATGTAGGTAGAGTAGTTAAATTAATAGATACTTGAGAATTAGCTAGGTTATCTAACCCTTTTTCTAAATTAAAATTAGTATATGCTTCTCCATTTATATATACTTCTGTAAAATTAGAGTGTCTTACAGATACTCCTAAAGGTTGCTTGAAAATATGTGAGTTAATAAGGTTTGTTGTAGTAGCGGTGTTTGTTCTTACTATTTCTTGATAGTTACCTGTAACATATAAAGCATTATTAGCAAAATATCTATGATCAATAATTTGGTTTAATGAAATATAAAAAGGTGGATCAGGTAATAAAGTATATAAAGTATTTGTGCCTGAGTGGTCATTATCAATTTTAATAGTTTGAGTGCCAGAATCCCATGCTACAACATTGGCACTATAGTTAGTAATTCTAGTGTCAGAACCTATAAATCCAAGTAATCCTGCTGCATCTCCAGTTCCGCTTTCCTCTTTTTGATTTATAGGAAGAGTTACTTTATCAGTGCCTTTTACTCCTCCAAAATCAAACGTATCGTTAACATCTAATACATGTATTGAATCACCAAAGTTTACATCTATTAAGTTATCAACACCTACAACAGTTAAAGAAATATTACCATTAGCTTTATCAGGGGCTTCATCAATTTGATCTGTTGAAGTTACTAGTAAGCGGGAACGGCCAAATTCTGTAGTAAAACCGTTCTTACCATAAATAATTATTTTCTCCCCCTCAGTAACATCACTTATAGCATCCAAATGCATAGTAATAATATCTCTAGAAATAGAAGGAGTAGCATTACTTACTAATTTTAAATCAGTTGTGGGTCTAGCCCTATAGTATTCTGTAACAAATTCATTAGAATACCCAGTTCTATCAGTAAAAGAACTAATTTCAATATCAGTGTAAACAGAACCGTCTAAATCTCTTTTAGGGATAGATCTAAGAGAAAAGTCAGGAGCAGGGGGCTTCAGTAGTGGATTAAATAAGTCAGTAAAAACTAAAGGCTGATAATCAATTAGTGTATCTGCGTCAACATACACATTAGAAACATACTCTACTGCTTCTATTTTTATAATTTCTTCTTTACTTCTATCTAAGGCTGATACTTTAAATAATTTATCTGTAAGAGATGTATAAATATTAGTAGGGTCATTAACCTCTCCTAATGTCCATAGGTCAAATCTACTTGGCAAATGGTTTGACCCCCAACCGCCTGAAAAAACTTCAAAAGTTTTAGAACCTACATCATATTTTCTAATAGCCTCTACTCTAACATACTCTGTACCTCCAGAGACATTAGCTGTATTACTTAGAGAATAACTAGTATTACTAATTAAATAAGTATCAACTAATCCTGATTTAGTACTAGCTACTCTTACCGCTAAAGGCTTGGTATTTGCAGTAAATACAGTAGAAGTAATAGAAGGAACGCCAATATGTTCAAGATAAATTGAGGTATTAGAAATACCGTCTATACTATCTTTTTGGATAAGACCTCCATATCCCCAAGCTACTGAAGCGGCTCTTTGAGAGACAGAAATAATTGATCCAGGTCTTAATTCTGATGCTTCAATACCAGTATCAAAAGATATTTTTCTTTTAGAGTATTTTTTATCTGCTATTAAATATTGTGCTAGTCTTATAGCTTGGCTTTTTCTATTAATACCTTCTAATTGAAGAGATACTACATTTTCTATGCCGTTTCGCTCATTTAAAGCACGAGGGTCATCTATTCTTAAAGTTTCTCTTCTATTATGATTAGTAACATCTATATAAGAAACATCTACTCCAGTAACTAAATCCTCTTCATTCATTCCAGAAATCAGTAATGAATCTCTTTTTATATTAGTTTCATTAAATATAGCTGATGGCATATCATCTGGTTTATCTTGATGTAAATAAATTTTACCGCCAGTATAGTATAAAATAGATCTAAAAGTTAAAGTTAGTATTGTGATAAGGTCAATTACTTGTTTTTGATCTGCTATGACAGAATCTAAAATAAATCTTCTTTCTTTAATAGAAGTTCCTAAGTCATATCCTATTAAGGATTCCTTTACCGATGTTTTTGTGTTTCTTGGTTTATTTCTAAAACTACCATCTGCTTTAGCATCTACCCCATAAAATTTACCATTAGTGACATCACAAGCATCATTATATACCGCTGCATCATAAAAAGAAAATTTATCAATATTACCTTCAGGAATTCCTAATCCATAAGTTGTGTTTGTTAATAAATCGTATATATGCCACACGGGATTTTGTGTCCAAGAATAAACAAATTGACCATCCCATAAACCCTCATATATAGTAGGATTAGTATCGTTTAACACAGCAGTCCCTGTTTTTTGTTGACGATATCCGTAATCAGCTCTATCTACATCATTAATTTCTATTTGTCTCCAATCTATATCACCATTTTCTAAAATAGGTTGGTTATAATTAGCAGGAACTTTAACTATTAATCCTTTTATTAAATTACTTATAGCAGGCATTGATCCTTTATGCTCAGCAAAGGCTTTAATTGCATATCCTACAGTAGCAGTTCTTGTATACGCGATAGGTTGATCTATGATCTCTGTCCATCCTTGAAAAGTTAAACTTTCTTGCACTTTGGAGGAAGAGTTATCGCTGGAGGTTTTTTCTATAGTAAATCTATATCCAGCATCAGATAATTTATCTGCGGGTATTTGTACAAATAGGTCAAAAGAAAAAGCTACGTTTGTTTTACCAGAAATTGTTCTTTCTTGAGTTCCTAATTCTTCAACACCAGTTGAATCGTATATTGTAGCTTTAACAGTTACAGAGTGTCCTAAAATATTACCATCATTATCTTGTTTTTGAAGACCACCAATAATAAAGTAAAATTTTAAAGCAGTTGCAGAAGTTGGGCTTGTATTTTGTTTATCAACAGCAGATCGTGGAACACCAGAGGCATTACCCTTTTTAAGCTCTACTGCAGAAGATAGTCTCTGAGGTAAAAAGGTATAATCTCCGAATAAAGGAAGAGGACTTTGAGTTAGAGTACCTGTATTAGATAATACATAAAATTTCTCTGAATCAATTTGTTGATCAGAGTCTAATAAGTCATCAATAAAACCTTCGTTAAATTCTATATCAATAGGACCATTAGGATTAATTCTGTATACAGGACCCTCACTTAACCCAAGGGTTAAAAACATTATATCAGTAGAAAATAAATTATTAGGGTCTTCTCGTCCACCACCGCCACCACTTTTGCCGCCACCGCCGCCATTATGCACCTTAATGCCATTAGCAATATAAGAATGATAATGAGATACCTTAAAGTTATAAACTTCGTCAGTTTTTAGAAACTCAATAGAAAAAATCTCAGATAATTCATTATTATCTGTTAATAATTTATCGCCTATGTTAAAATCTTTTAGCTCTTGATAGTCTCCGTCTTCCTTTAAAACCCAGTGATTAGGAGTTATATCTAAATACCCATACTCATGGGTTACTCGATAAATTTCATCTACAGGATGATAAAATGTCTCAGTTACGGAAGAAAGAATTAACTCACCTATCTCATCAAATGCCCATACCTTATCTCCTACTTCAATATCTGAAATAGGTTTTTGATAGCTATCACACGCAATAAGGGTGTCTGCAGAAAAGCAACCTCCACCGCCGCCTCCGCCTTCAATTAAAGGTACCGCTGTATCATCAATATAGATAATTGTCATTATAAAGTGTCTACCTTTTAACCAGTTCTAAGAATTTCGTTAGATTTCGAATAGAATAAGTCTCTTACATAAATAGTATCAGATACTCCATGACTCATCGTTTCTACATGCCCACTAAGCATTTGCCCTGCAACTCTAGGCATACCATAAACAATAGGTATTTTAGCATTAGGATCTGTGGTGTTTTCTAGTGCATCAAACATATCATTATTTCTTCTTTGTTGTTCATCTGCGCTAGCTCTATTAGTTGTTTTAGGAGGTGACTGCAACGCTTGCATCAGCCCTGATATCGCCATCGAAATACCCATTTTTATAATAAAAGCCTCTACTCCTACTGCAGTAGCCGTTCCTCCTATGGCACTAGCAATTCCAGGAGCTACATAGGGTGCAATAACTATTACCGCTATTGCTATTAAAATCATTAAAAATCCGCCCTTTTTACCTCCAGAACCCCCAATAACTGGAACTAAAGTAAATTCTTCACCTTTAATTTTATTAAGCTCAAATTCTTGTTTAGTAATGCATTTTCCACTAGAGTTAATAAGAGTTAAATTTTCTTTAGATAAACTTCCATTTAAGATTTGATTAATATATTTTCGTAATTTGGGAAATAGTACTACAAGAGCATCTTTAATATCAGAAAGCTTATTAACATCTATTTGATGAGAGGTAACTCCAGTATAAGAAACTAATACTGGATGAAAATTTATAGTTACTAACATTCTAAACTTTCCTTTGTAAAATTTCTAAATCGAAGATAGTTAAGTTCGTCTAGCCAATACTCATAAAAAGTATCATTATGACTTCCTACAACGAATTTATATTGAGAAAAAATAGCAGAATCCTTGTCTGCCTCACTAGGTAAATCATCATGATACTTTGTATGGCTATGAAAAATACCCCAACAATCATTTCCATGTTTTAATAAGGCTATAGGATCTAGAACAAATGTTTCTTTAGGGAGGGAACTTATATTATCACAAGGTACATAATCAAAATCTTTAGTAATAATTCCACAGCATTCTACTTCTGGATTTTTTAACATATGATTTTTAAATCTATCAATTAAGCTTTCATACCTATCCATCTATTTATCCCCATCGTATATTGTTTATAGTAGTTTCCGTATACCGCTATATGCGACTTATGATTTTGTAATATATGTAGTATTTTACTATTTCCTATATATAAACCACAATGATTAGTAATTGTAGAAGAACCAATAGTCATAGTTATAACATCAAATTCTTTAGGACTATTAACTAACTGCCATCCATAATCTTTAGAAGATGCTTTTTTAATGCTGTCTTCATGAATTTGCTGATACCAGTACTCGTCTACTATATTACACCAGTCTCTAGTAGTATAAGGTATTTCTATTTCAAGTTCTTGTTTATAAATATACTTAACTAAATTAAAACAATCTATTCCAGTATTAGGGTCTAATCCTAAATGTTTAAAAGGAAGCCCTACGTATTTATCCCATTCCACCGCCATATACTTGCTATTTGATCTCTCCAATCTTGATTTAATACCTCAATTAAAGAACTTTTTCCTTCCGGTAAGTGAATAAATCTATTAGCCTCTATATATAAACCAAAATGAGTTGGTATTAAACGACCTGATTTAAATATTATTACATCATATTCTTGCAACTCTGTCAAGTAAACTTTTATAGCAACAGTAGTTGCCCAATCTTCAAGTGTCTGAACGGATAAGCGCTTCATCCAACCTCTTCCATCTTTTGGCTTACCACCTGGAAGACCTAAAGGTTCCCACAAACTTTCAAAAACATTAGAATTAAGCTCATTTTTATAGATGGAATCTATAAGCGTAATACAGTTGTTTTCTAAGTAATTATGCTTAATTCCTATATATTTAATATATTTTGATGCTATCATACCAATCAGCTAATTGAGGAACTACAGCAGTAAAATTTTCATTCCTACTTCTATCTAATAAACTTATATTTTTTTTAAACGTTTTCTGAAGTATTTCAGCATCAGGATTTTCTCCCATCATATATCTTAACCAATCAGATATATGATTTATCTCATAAACTGTTAACTTATGCTTATTTTCTTTTATAAATTGTTTATAGAAACTTAAAATCTTTTGTTTTTCTTCTTTAGGCAGTATTTGTAAAGATATAGAAGGAGGAGTAACTAAAGTAGTACCAAATAAAGAAATACTTTTTTTCTTAGCCCATAAAAGTAAATCTGGCATAGAGTATATTGTAAAAATAGAAACCACGGAACTTATAGTTGTTATATAAGGCAACATTCTATCTACATTACTTTCAAAATCTTTCCAAATTAGTTCTTTTCTAACATACTCACAAACATCTTTGTAACCGTCACAACTAACCCATAGTTTTATTTCTTTAAAATGATTCCATAAATCTACTAATTTATAATTTTTAAAATTTAATATAGATAAATTAGTATTATATTGTAAAGTTATATCTGTTTTATTTTTACTAATTAGATATTCTAAAATTTTATAGTGTTGTTCTAATACTAAAGGCTCTCCTCCAGCAAAATATATAACTTCTAAATTAGAATAAATTAAATCTAGTCCTTCCCAAAAAACTTTTGTATCCCAATACTCTAGCTTTTTTCCCTCAATATTAAAAAGTAGTTTTGCTTCTTTAATCCAAGAAGTACTAGCATAACTTCCACAAGTTCTACATCTAAAATTACAAGTATTGCCTAGTCTAAAATCTATATAAACTGGAAGGGGAGGGGTGAGAGTTTCTTGAAGGTATTCTTTATGCTTCCAAAATTTGTTAGCGTTATTCTTTGGATTTTCATAAACACCAAGCTCTTCTTTTCTGAAACATGCATTATAGCATTGAGGAGGGATTTTATCATCTAGAAAAGTTTGGCGTAATGACTTATACTTTTCTCCGTGCCAAACATCAAGTATTGTTTGCTGACTAGTTCCTAAAGAGTATTGGTCATCAAAAGTATTTGAAAAACAACAAGCTTTGTATTGACCTTTCATATTACCATGAAGATGAATCCAAGGAAGTATACAACCTTTTATTGCCATTATTGTTTTGGAACCATTCTTCCTGTGCCAGGAAAGGCTCCAAAGTGTACAGTATTATTTCTTATTCTACAAGCTTGATAAGATTTTGCACAGTCATCTTCGTCTGCACTTACTCCAACTAAATTATTTATTGTAATAGGATCAGCATTTGAAGTCCTAACAGGAAAAGTACCAGGTATAGCAATAGAGCCTGGACCAGGATATTGGCACTCTTCACCTTTATAGATCCATTGACAGGTATTTTTATAGAATTTACGCTTTGGTAACTGAAGCTTAAAATACTGCAACCAACTAGTTAATTCAAATTCTGCTTTAGTCTCATTTAATAGCTGTAACTGAGTAACCTTAAACACATCTTTTACATAGGCTTCTTCATCATAATCATCATTAACAATGTATAGATTTTCGTTATTAGAAACGTTAGCTAAAGGAGCAGATAGAAATAGTATTCTATCCTCTTGTATATCTTGAATTTGAACAATATTTGTTGAAAAAGTAGTAGTAACATTATCACCTGGTCTATAAGGAGTACCATTTATTACAGATACTACGTTACTTGATATATAGTCAATTTTTGAATGCTCAGGCCAATATTGTAAATGATTAGCAAAGGTAGATTTTATTTCTACTACTGCGCCAA